GTTCATCGTTTCCATAATCTGCCCGGCCACGATCAGCGGCGACAATGCGCCCGCGATCGCAATACCCGCAGTGCCAGCCGCGCCCGCGGCGCCGCCGATCGCACCGAATCCACCAAGTGAAAGCGCAGACTGTGCGCCCGCTTTCAGCACGCCCTGCGCCGGTGATGCCGTCACCTTTTCCATGCGCTTTGCCGATGCCTTCATTTTGGCTTCGGTTGCCTTCAATCCGGCGTCAACGCCTTCGGTTGTGACAACGACGGGAACGTGTACCTTGGGCAGACTAGCCACGTGGCATCTCCTGTAGTGCTTCCTTCACGGATTCATTCACGTAATGCACGATGCTGTTTTGGTGCTTCTGTCCGGCACGCGTGATGTAAAGCCGACGATAGATGCGAGTGCCGAGAGAAGCGGCATTTTTCTTCAAGCCCTTTCGCCACCCGCGGCGCTGTGAGAACGGCACGATGCGTGCGTTCTTGTTGCCCTTCCACTTGCGCACAAGTTTCGGTGGCGGTTTTACTCCGACCTGTCCGTCACTTGTAAGGCTGAGTCCTTTGCGCACTGGACGCCAGCCCTGGTCATAGAAGTGCGAGCGCTTACCGACGCGGTTGCCATCCTTGCGGACGCCGACGCCTGCCCAAATGATCCCCTTGCGGTAGGTCTTGGTCTTGACTGCGATATCGCGTTTGGTGCGCTTTGCCTTCGGCAACGCCAGCGCTTTCATCGTGCGCTTGACCGCATCGCCCCAATTGCGCAGTCCCTTGCGCACGATCTTCTTTCGCATTTTCTTGGGAAGTTCCGACGCGATCGCTGCGATCTTCTCCAAATCCTCTTTCGAGGGTCGGAACTGGATCTTGAATCCGGCTCGTTTTGCGGCGGTCGAGTTCACGGCGGATGCCATCCCAATCGGGAATATCCATTTCCACGTTCAGCGCTGCAACGCTCAACGTAGCAAGATCGGTGCTCGTCAGTGAGAACGCCACACGTAGCACCCGACGTGCGGCGTCACTTAGTCCCGGCCTTCGGCGTAAAGCCGCTCCACCAGCGCTGAAATCTTCTGCACCGTAAACGCGTCAGCGGCGAGCGCTTCGTCCACGCTCGCAAACACTGGTGCGCCGTTCTCAACGAGGTGCCGAGCGACCATCCACGCGGAAAGCCGCTGCGGGTCTTTCGCAGACATGTCAAGCGCCTCGATGAGGTCGAGCGCTGACGGTCGGCGCAGCTCGACGGCAACGCCGTTGGTGAGCGTGCCGTGCCAGTTCTTAAGGGAAAGTGCGTCTTTAATGCTCATCCGATTGTGACCGCGCCAGTGAATTGGAGAGTAAAGTTTGCTCGCACAACTTCGTTGGTTGCAGCGGTTGCGCTGAACGATTGCACGAACGCATTGCCGCTGTAGGTCATGTTAGTGAACAGAGTGATGACTACCGCAGCCGCGCCGCTGCCACTATTAAACGCGGTTTCAACGGCAGCCATTGCGGTATCGTCTTGATCGTAAAACATATCAATAGTCGCGGTCATGCCACGGTTGCCGAGAATGTAGGTTCGCGGGCCCGTAGCGATGTCGGTTGTGTCGATTAATGTCGCATCACGTTGGATGGACACCGTTCCTACCCCCGCTGCAGCGTTCGTTGCATAATTGAAACCAGCAAGCGCTGATGATTTAGCAGCCATTAGTTCTCCCTGTAGTAGATGTCCACTTCGCAATTGACTTCCGCGGGTTCTTGCTCGTCACCTTCGCCGACCGATGCGGCGTCGGCCGTCCGGCCACGGAATATCACTGCGTCGAATGTGTAAGAGCCGAACAGATACGAGCCCGGCACGCAAGCCGCAGGAACGTCGGCAGCAATCGTGAGCGCCGTGCCCGTTTCCAGTGCAACTACTTTGATTTGAGCCGACGCAAGCCAGTGACCGCTTACCGCGCTGCGCTCGTTGTTTGTGATCTCAAACGTGATCGCGGGCAAGCCGCTGTTCTGCAAACGATACCCGTGCGTGATCGGGTAAACGTTGAGCGCTACGCTTCCGTTCAGCATCTCACGTGTTGCGGCTTCGATGCTCATACAACCTCCTCACACTGGATCACGGCGACCATGTCGGCTTCATCGAGGTTGGTGATACCGAGAATGCGAAACGTGCGAGCACGCACAGTGAGCCGATACGTTTCGTTGATGCCCCAATCTTGGAGCGAGTTCCAACGACAACGGATCTCAGCTCGGCGCACCACCGCGACGCCGTCGGCGTACTGTTGCTCGCTCGCGCTGTCCGTGCGCAAGTCAACCCACAACGGCGGATCTCCTGGTCGCGTCTTGTTGATGTCGGTGAACGCGCCAGTTCGCATACCCAAATCATCTTCGTTGATGCTTGGTTGCAACACAGTTGCAGGGAAGCGAAGTCGGCCGCTACCGATCATCGGAGCGCTCCGCGTGCGCTATACGCGTTCATGATGAACTTCAGCGAAAGCGGCACTTCGGCAAGCGAAGCCACCGACGTTGCGTCCGGGTTGGCGTACCACGCGCCAACGAGCGCAACAATGGCTTGCTGCAAAGCATGCGGAACTTGCGTGTATCCCGCGGTATAGGTCACCGTGGGGAACGTGCCGTCATAAATTTCCGGCGTCTCTTTGAACTCAAGCGCCGTCAAACTGTCCGTTGCGTTGACGTACCAATCGGACGTTGGCATCGTCGTGAGCACGTTGCTTCCGTTGTAGTAGGTCACCGAAGTGACCGACGCCACTGGTTGAATGGGCAGAATGAAACGCCGCCACTTGTCGAGTTTGGCCGTGCGCGTTTCGCTTGCAAGCCCGATGCCAAGTTCACGCTCCAACAACTCGCCAGCCGCAATGCACAAGGTTGTAAGAATGACATCGTCAGCGGTCACGTCAATGCGCAACCGCGTCTTGAGAATGTCGATTGGTATGGGTGTCGCTGCCATGAAACCCGCGCCGGGGGTTTCCCCCCAGCGCGAGCGAAAGGTAAGAAATGCTTAGCAGGTGATCGCAGCGAACGCCGAAGCATTCATAATGTGCGAATCGGTGCGCGCGTAGGTGTAGAGGGTGACTTGGTGCGTGTTCGCCGCCGAGTACGGGTCTACAAGCGACGTCATGCCAGTGCGGTCGAAGATTTCAAAGTAGTTGAAATCGCCGACCACTGCGAAAATGTTGTTGTTTGTTGTTGCTGTTCGGACGTACTGACCGACGCTGTACGGCACACCGTAGAGCAAGCCCGGAGCGCCGCCGACCATCGTGCCCGCGTTTGATGAGGCTTGCGTCCAGATGTATTCCGTAGCGCCGCTCGTTGTTACGCTGTTCTTCAACTTGCGAGCGACGCGCACGAACGTGTCCGAGAGAAGCCAACGGAACCGCGGCGAGTTGCGGTACTGAGGCGCAACAAGGTGAACGGTATCAATGACGTTGTCTGCGGTCACAGTGGTGACGGCGGAGCCGCCAAGGTCAGTCACTTGAGAAAGATTGGAAAGCGCAGTTTGCGCAGAGGAGCCCGCAATGCCTTCGGGTTGGCTCGATCCGGTGCCGATGGTGTACGCTTCTTCCATTTTGAGCGCCATCGAAAGACCGATGCGGCTCGCAACCCAATCGAGTCCGCTGCCGATGCCGCCTTGACCGATCGCATCTTCGATGAACTCTTGGCTCATCTGAGTCGCGCAAACGTACTTGTACGGCACGACGGAGATGGCGGTGCCGAATCCCGGATCGGATGCGCTAATTGAATTCGCTTCCGTAACGAGCGCCGTCGTAGGAAGGCTGCCTTCAATCGTAATCGTACGCTTTGAGTCGATTGAAGACACCGGAGCGATCGAGCGCAGCACGTTCGTTTGGTACATCTTCTCGACAATGCGGCGTTCCATGTCGGTCGGAATGCCAGCGCCCGTGGTGCTGGTGGTAAGGTTGCGCATTTCAGCGGCGTCGCCACGCGCGACAGCCATGAGCCAACGCTTCGCGTACTCAGGGCTTGCAAGATCGTGCTTGACGTCGGCACGTGCGACCACGCCGCGGAACTGCGGCTGCGAGCGCTCTTCTTCAAGTTGCTTGAGGCGGTCTTGTGCAGCTCGAAGCGCGACGCGGTCTTGGTTCATGCGCTCGACGGCGTCAAGGTCAGCGTCAATACGCGCGATCTTCTCGCGCTCTTCACCGCTGCCGCGGATTTCGACGTGGTGCGTCTTTGCACCAGTGCGAGCGGAGAACGCGTCAAGGGTCTTGCGGTACTCGTGAACGGTGTTCTCAATGTTGTTCAGTTCGTCAGACATGGCTTGTCATCCTGTGCTTGTGAATCTCGAGCCGCAGCGCCGCGGCTTCAATGGCAGCCGCGGAAACAC